TGATGTAGATAGTGCAGAAAGGCCGCCTGAAATACTGGTGATCAGGCCATCGGTAGAATGTATTCCGCCAGTGGCGACCAGGCCCTTGCTGAAAGTGATCAGCTCAGAGGCGGTGTCTTCTGCGTCGGCTCTGAGAAAGCTCGCCGCATGAACACCATCGACCGTATCAGCATCTACGCCGCTGCCCGCGCCGTCCACCGTAAGCAACATGGCCTTGATGGCTGAGGCGGTGAAGCTGGCGGCAAGCAGAAAAGCATTCGCATGCAGCCCGTCGACTGTGTCCGCATCCATCGCGCTGCCCGCGCCATCATTGCCGGGATGCCAAATCCCGCTATTGCCCGCGCCAAAACGTGCATCGAGCCAGTTGTTCACCGCTGCCTGCATCGCGGCAGGAACGACAGCGCGCTGCGCGTCGGCTCCGGCAATCGCCTCGGTCTCGGTCGCCAGTTCGACCACGCCCAGAGCTTCAGTCGTCGCGGGCGGGTTGAGAAAGTTCGTGTCACCGAATATCAGCGAGGCGGCATTGATGTCGGCAAAGCGCACATCAATAGCCAGCAACATGGCCGATGAGGATGTTTTCTCGATCAGCGGGTCACTCTGGCCAAAAATTCCAAAAAGCGTGCCGTCTGCCAGATAGAGCGCCCATGCACGAACCGTATAGGCGTCCATGCCTTCATCGCGCACGATCATGTGGATCGTGTCATCATCGACCACATCGCCGGAAAGAGTGGCAATCCGCTTGAACTCACCAGCCAGCGCTGTCATTGTTGCGTCAGCCGTTATGACGGAGCCAGAAAGACCGCATTCGGTGATGGTGACCGGGTCTGTGCCGCTGTTTTCTGCATTCACGATGGCGGCGCGGCCTGCATCTGTAACGATCATGGTCAATGGCATGGCAATATCCTCATGCGGCGCAGCTCAGCCGCGCATAAGTGGCAGGGCGCACGGCAGCGATCAGCCCGATCTCACCCTCTGCATCGAGCGCCTGTGTGAAGGTGAAATGGCGGGAGAGCGGCTTTACGCGGTCAATCTCGGAGACCACCGCATCGACGAATTCCGCGCTCGGCGCTGCGCCTGAATGATTGGAAACCGAGAGGATAACACTGAATGTTCCTGCCGGATCGGGCGGCGCGATCTGATACCACTCGCGAAGCGACATATTGGCTCCGAAGGCTGCAATAGCCTTGCGAACCGCAAAGACAGTGCCTTTTCTGCGATGCACCGCGATGGCGCTGGCGACCACGGCACGGCGCACAGCGAGCGGCCAGCTTGCATCCCAGCCATCTATAGAGAGCGTCCATGCCAACCACGGCAACAGGCTTTCAGGGCAGGTTTCCGGGTGCCAGAGCGCGCGGATTGCTACCGGTAATGCAGGTATCTGAACCGCTTCTTCCAGCGCGCTTTCCAGCGCCGAAGCATTGGGCGGCAACAGGCTCATTCACTCACCCCCGCATGCACAAGCGTAATGCCGGTGCAATAGGCGGCCTGCGTTTCATCAAGGACGATGTCGGCGGCGGGCTGGGTCAATGTCACATTTTGCGCGCCACCGACAAAAAGCGCGGAGATAATGCCCGCACGAGTGATGTCCCGGCCTATACGCCGGTTTTCAGCAACCCATTTTTCTATGCGGTTTTGTGCCTCAATCAGCACAACGCTGCTGTCAGGTCCGGCGAACGTATGAACGCTGGCCTCTATAGCATAAGTGACAATGGCAGCGCTGGCCACTGTCACCATATCGGCCATCGGTCGCACATCTTCGGCATTCAGCGCGGAATCGACTGCCGCAATCAGCGGGGCAGGAGCGGTGCCGTCTCCTGTCCGCGAAAGCACATATATTTCCACCTCAGCAGGCGCGATGCTGGTGGCCGAAATATCGAGCACGTCACTGTCAGCCGACAGCGCATGATAGATATAGGCCCCGCGCGGTCCCGCGACCGAATAGCCTTCGGGCGCAAGCGTGATGCGATAGCGAAAAGCGTCATCCTCTTCCATCACCGCAGGGGTTCCGGCTTCTTCATCGGCCGCGGCGATGATAAGGCGCTCAACGCCAAAGACCGCGCCCAGATTGTCAAGGTCAGCGCCTTGCGCATAGGCCAGCATGACCGCGCGCGCCGCGTCATTCATGCGCTGGCGGTCCAGCAGCCTGAAATAAGCGGCCACCTGCAAAATGCGCACAGCCGGATCGCTCTCAAGGCTGTCGTCAAATTCTGGGATGAACTCTTTCAGTCTGGCAAGCATTTGCTCATAGATCGTCTCATAATCGAGCGGCTCGATCACATCCGGCGCGGGCAGGCGCGACAGGTCTATGGCGGTGAAGGTCGCGGGCATGGCGCCACACAAGCTTGGTCGCCATGACCGCGCACTCGCGCGCTGTTGTTTTGCATCGCAAAACAACTCTGGTCAGTGGAATGCGCCGGTGGCGAGGATTTTTATCGGCCTGATGAAAAACATGCCCTCAACCATGCCTAAAAGAGCTGCATTCGATGGAAACTAAGTTGGGCCTTAGCGCGTTTATGTTTGCTTTTGGCATAGTCGTTCCGCTGCCAGAATTTCTTGCAGGCATGGTCATTTGTATCGGCGCGGCCATGGCTATGCTCTCGATCTCCGAGCCGGGAACACGGATTTCCGAGCGATTGACCGTGGCGCTTGCGGTGCTTTTCGGCGTTCTGGCCGCCAACTTCCACAGCGCGATTTATCCGCACTGGAACCTTAATCTTGTCATGGCCGTCGCGGGCGCAGGGTCGCGCATCATTCCACTGGCTTTCGAAGCTTTTGGCAAAGGCCTCATTGAGCGCGCGCGCAAGCTGCCCCATGACATCCGGTTGCCGTGGGAGAAATGAGACATGCATGATGTTCTTATCGGCATTTTTGAACTGACCCTCGCCAGCCTGCTTTTTTTCCGCGTGATGCCCGCATTGCAGGCGCAAAGCCGCCTAGCCGCGCTCAAATCATGGGCGCTGGGCTTTGCTCTTTCTTGCTACGGGATGGCCCGGTTTATTGGCGGACTTGGCGAGCGACCGCCGCCATGGATGTATGACATGGGGCATTGGTGCCTGATCGTCTGCGCGGCGCTGTGGTATTGGCATTTGCGCCACGCGCGCGTGAAGAGTTTTTGTGAAGCGCGCGAGGCGCGCGCTACGGCACAGCGCGGGGTTATGAGATGATCGGTCGCTTGAGCCAAAATTTTCATTTGTCAGAATTTCTGGTGTCTCAGACAGCGGCGCGGATGGGCATAGACATGTCAGCGCCCGCTTCGGTCATCTCTAATCTGGCAGCGCTGTGTGACAATGTACTGGAGCCGCTGCGCGCGCATTATGAAAAGCCGGTCATCATCAGCTCAGGCTATCGCCCTGCCGCGCTGAACCGGGCCATTGGCGGCTCGTCAAACAGTCAGCACTGCAAAGGGCAGGCGGCGGATTTCCGCGTATTGGGCGTCTCCAATATCAAGGTGTGCCGTTGGCTGGAGGCAAACCGCAATTATGACCAGCTTATCTATGAATTTGGCGAGGCGGGCTGGGTGCATGTGAGCTGGCGCGCAAACTATCGCAACATGGAGCTGAGCGCAGTGAAGCGGCGCGTATGGGGGCGGCTGAAAACGGTGTATTTGCCGGGGATTGTCGCTTGATCGGGCTGGGCTATCTTGCTGCTGGCGGTCTTCTTTTGTCCGTCGCTGCCGGGCTGGGCGGCTATTTTCATGGGCTTGACGCTGGGAAAATGCGCCAGCGCGCTGTCATGCAGAAGCAGGTAGACGCCGCCCATGCCGCGCGCGAGGCGACTCAACAGAAAATGGAACAGGCGGCGCTTCGCCAATTGGAAGCGGATCAGAGCCGGAAAAATATGCACAGGGAGATCGTCCGTGAAAATCTCAAAATCATTGAGCGTCCTGTCTATCGCACTGTCTGCATTGATGATGACGGCCTGCGGCTCCTTGACGCCGCCGCCGCCAATGCGAACGGCGAAAGTGCCGGTGCACCTGCTCAGCCGCCCGGCTGAACTGCCAAAGGCCCAGCGCACAAGCGGCACGGATGGCAAGGCCGCCATGACCGGCGCGCAATGTCAGACCAGCATGACAGAGCTTTATAGCGTGGCGGGCGACATTCGCGGCCAGCTTCTCTCGCTGCAATGGGCGGTGATTTTTTCACAACAGGAAGAGAAATGATATGAAAGCCTATATCACCCGCCATAGCAGCGAGGCACAAAAATGGCCACGGATGACCGGAATGCAGGCCCTGCCAATGCTGGCGGCGCATGAGGGCGACAGCATTGATCGCGATTTCACAGGCGGTGAAGCGCATACAGATGCGCTTGAAGCCGGTGTGTATGAAATCACAATTCTGGGCGGTAATGCGCGCATCAAAATAGGCGCAGATGTCGTCGCGACCGAAGCGAACGGCCAGCTTTGGATAGATGGGCGCAGCGCAGTGCGCTTTGTCCGCGAAGGTCAGAGAATTTCAGTGATCGCGGCGAGCTGATGGACTTCATCGGAAATTTTTTTGGCGAAGGCTTTCTCAGCGCCGCGACTGATCATCGCAAAAAAATAATTACGTCCATTGAAGGAATTGAACAGCTTACCGCACCGTCTTTTACCGGCGCGCCCGGAGGTGTGTTGACGCTGGTGCCTGCGGTTTTCAGCGGCGCGGATAGTCAGGTGGATGACTGGCTTGTGGATGGCTCGCCTGTGACTGGTGCGACCATTGACTCGTCGCTCTACGCAGGCTCGGTCATTCAGCCGCGATCTACCGCGTCAAAGGCAGGTGAAAGCGATCTGGTGGCGCTTGGGACAGGAGCGTCGATTCCCAATGGGATGGCTTTGGGCGTCGGGCTGGTTGGGATAAATCATTATAACGGCGCAGTTCCTTTCTCGAATCTAATGTGGGCCGCATCTTCGTGGAATCGGACGTCGGGTTCAGGTGGCTTCACTGATGATCGGGGTTATCTCACCGCCGAAGTCGAAACCGACACTTTTGAAATAATTATAGCTATTGGTAGTCCGCATAACATCGCAATTCCAGAGGGAACCTGCACGGTTCTTAACCCGGGTGGCGCTGAACTCTCTATCAAGCGCGTTGGTGAGACGCCTCAAACTTCCGCATGGACGACAGCGACCGAGTTCACTTTCGAGCATACCCACAACACAACTCTTTTGGTCGTGAATGCCCGAGGCAGTGTCACTGAGCCGATCCGGGTCATCATGCCGGGCCAGCTCTCTGCGTGGAATGCGGGCGACCCATTCAATCCTCAGTTCATATCCTATCTCACAGGCGCAGGAGGCAATGCGCTGCGGGCTATGGATTGGTTTAATGCCAACGGAAATCGCCACAGCGAATGGGCTGAACGCACGCTTGATAGTGACATACGATTCGACAGGAGAATTGTGCCGTATGAAATTTTCATAAAGCTCTGTAACACGCTCTCGCGCGACGCGTGGATATGCGTTCCGGCACGGGCCAGCGACGACTATATCGATCAACTCGGCATCTTTCTCGCCGCTGAGCTTGACCCCGGCCTCAGTGTGTGGGCGGAAAATGGGAACGAAATCTGGAATACTGGTGGAGCTTTTTACGATAATTGGACCTGGTATTATTACTATGATTTCACGCGATTTACGGCAAGCGTAACGACGACGGCGGATATATTTTATCTGCCATCTCATGGACTTGGCCATGGTGACGTGATTAATTGTTATGACACGCTCGGAGGCGCTGGTTATCCGCTGGGAGGTGGGGCAGGCAATACAGTCGAATATATCGACGAAGATAACTTCCGGCTGCGCTTTGGGTCTTTGGATGGCAGCATCAGAAGCGCCGCAATAGGCACGCCTATTTTATTCACTTGGCAGCAAGAACCGGGTAAAAGCTCTCACAACTATCGCTCGCACGGTGAGCAGAGCTTAAATATCTGGACGCGACTGGATGCGGCTTTGGGCAGATCGCGCGTCAATCATGTCCTTGGTATGCAGAATGTGAATATCACTTCCGCTACAGAAGGCATGTCTGGTGCAGGCGTGGAAGAGGCGACGGATTATTTGGCTGGCGCGCTCTATGGTCGCGCCAATATGTGGCACTGTAAAGTCGATATTGCGTCAGGTCAGATTACGCCGAGCGCATGGGCTGGTTCGCCGGGTGGTGTTTCTGCCAGCTCTGTTGTCTTTGGTGTTTACGCAAGCGGTTCGACTCCTACACCGGCTGAGATAATGGCCGGTTCCGGAGCTGGATTTGTTGCGGGCGGCGCGGTGGATTTGCCGGGCAATTACGCGCAATATACAGCAGGATCGCCCATTACCGGCCTTGCTGATGACACAGAATATGAGGTCTTTGCGGCTTACACGGCCAAAAACGGATGGACGGCTGTTGCAACAGAAAGCTTCACCGCGAGCGCGACTCCTTCCAGCTTCCGATTTGCTGAAACATTCGACCAAACTGCATCACGAATGCAGGACTATTTGAATGGGTGGGTCCCGAAATTCAGCAATGTCGCGGCGCTTGGCAAGCCGTTAATTCAGTATGAGTATAATTTTGACCTGTTTTTTGAAGGCGGCAACAACGGCCAAGGCCCCGGCGACGCTGAATTCAACGCATATAAACAATCGGTCCTTGAGAGCGATGCTTATGTTCAGGTGTTCAAGGACATGAACTATAGCCTGGCGGCGCTTGGCGTTGTGCAAGCTATGGTCTTTGTGGATTCGGCTAACAACAGTGGCTTTGCGATCAGTGACAATTACACAGACACTGCCGATCCGCGCTATCAGCTCTTTGCGTCGTTTGGAGGGCATGTCGCAAAGCGTGACCCGATAGAAATCTCTAATATATTAGCGGATGAGATCGAATTCGAGCCGACTTATCCGCACTCACTAGCTGTCTTGGGCAGTGATGCTTTGACGTACAGAATCGTTGGCGGCAATGATAATGAGTGGTTTGCAATCTCTGATAATGAGCTGTTTCTCCTTGAGCAAAACACGATAGATTTTGATGATCCGCTTGCTCATGCGGTCTACATCGAGGCCACTGACGGCTTTACGAGTTCTACTTTCGCAGTAGAGTTTTCAACCGGATACGCTTGGTATCAGGTAGACGCCTTGTTTGCTTTTGACTCGATAGAGGATAGCGATCCGACGGAAATTAACCCGATCATCGGCGGTGTGCTCCCCCTAACGCATGGCACCGGAGCTGCGATCTCGGGCGGTCTCTGGGATATGAGTGGTGGCAATCGTTATCGCAGCACGGACGTTCTCACGGATAATCCCGACAGAAATAAAGCCACTCTTTGCGCGTGGGTTTTTAATGCGAACGGCGATACAGGCACAGGCGCGCACGGTCAGCTTCTTGGGTCGCCTCAAACCTTGCAACTCTTATGGCTCGGCAGCGAAGACATCGGCGCAAGATGGCTTGGAACAAGCTATCCATCCTTCAGCTTTTTTGAAGGCGAGAATGCGTCCGGAACCCACGTCCTTTGGGTGTACATCGAAGCCGTGGACGAGAATGGTGACACTGTGCTGCATGCTGGTGTCGATCTGGTAGAGAATGAGACCGCGGCGACTGCGGTGAACATGATCCAAGACCCAGGTCGGACGGTGATATTCGGTAACGAAACGGTCTCCAACGTACAGCTTGGATCGGCGCAAGTCGTTAACCGCGAGGGCATGACCCTCGCGGACGTTGGACCCATCGTGCAAAAAATGATGCTGCATCATGGGATTGGCGGCGGCGGTGGCGGCAGTGGGGCGGGCAATATTTTGAGAGAAGATGGCAGCGCATTGCTGCGTGAAGATGATAGTTCCATTGTAAGAGAAGGCTAAACTCCATGGCGGATACGAAAATTTCAGAAGAGACACCAGCGGCGGCGCTCACAGGCGCCGAGCTGATAGCGCTCGTTCAAGATAGCGGAAATGTTAGGTCGAATGTCGAGGATGTGGCGGCCTTTGGTAACAAGTTAAAACCTGTATACGTGGCAGGAAACTGGATTATTTTGAGCAGCGGCACTTTCACAAACGGCGTAAGCAGTGCAATGAGCGCAGACACTATATATTTCAGTCCGATCTCCATTGAACGCGCGATTTCAATAGAGGAGCTGGGCTTCCGAAAACGCGCAAATGTCGCTGGCGGGGCAGCTCAACTGGCTATTTACGCGAGCGATCCCACTACTCGACTGCCGACTGGAGATGCGCTGGCAAGCACGTCAGGCTTTAGTCTTGAAGGCGCAGCGAATTTTGATCAAACAGCGGCTTTAAGTGGAGGCGCAATTGCGCTCCAGCCCGGACTTTATTGGGCTGCAATGAACACGAGCGCTAGCGGGATCCAGTTCAACTACGTGTTTGGCTGTGACCTTATGAATCGTTACATCGGCGGCGCTAGCGCTTCCAACGTCCTTGGCGATAGCTATAATGGCCTCAGCGTGGCCGGGGGCTATGGCGTCTGGCCCGATCTCTCGGCCGCGAGCTTCTCTTTCGCCGCGCGAGCTAATTTTCTGCTGGCCGCGAAGGTGACAGCGCTGGCTTGATGGTGATTGCTTAGAGCAGAAATTGCTCAGGATAGCCGCCCGCTATATATCCTGATGGGCCAGATGCTCGATGACCGTATCGAGCAAGTCCTCGCGTTCCTGCGCTGTCAGGCCCAGCAGCTCGCGCTTTGCGTAGCGCACGGCCCGGCTTGAGCGGGCAGGGCGGTCGAATTTCCCTTCTTGGTGAACGCGCGCAACGCGAGCGACCTCTCCGGCAAAACCTGCCCAGGCTTCATGCGCATTTTGCCCGGCCTGCAGGATCCCGGAGCGACCAATGCGCTTGAACATAGCGCGCTGGCGCACGGTTGTGCGATTCCTGAGTTTTCCCGCCCCTTTATTCTCTTCGTCCGCCTCCGCCGGCAGGAAGCGGACGACCTTGTTCCACTCGAAGCTGCGCAGCCCACCCGCTTTGACATCATAGCCGGTGAAGAGCGGGCCTTCGCGCCGCCAACTCTTCATCAACACCAGTCGAGGTGGGCCAGAGCCGCCAGAAGGGTAGAGAAATTTCAGCGCATATTGACCGAGCTGTTCTTTCTTCGGCTTCTTGCGTGGTTCAAACCGCGTTCCATCCGGGTTGCGCTGCGAACGGATGCGCTTTTGCTGGCCCCGTCGCATTGTCGTGGCCACTTTGCGAAAAAGGCTGCGCCGTGCGCGTGGTTCCAGACTTTGTAGCATGCCGCCGACAAATTTTTCCAGCTCGTCAAGGTCTCCGGTCTCAGGCATGCGCCTTATTCGTCATCCGGGTAGCCCACCAGAAATTCACGCGCGGGGCCAGAGGGCGCATAAATCTGTTTGAGCAATGGTGTCGGGTCCAACCCGTCAAAAGGCTCTGTGCCAGCAATGGGCGGTTCGTCACGCAGGGTCATGGCGTAGCTGCCATCTTCCTGCTTCAGCACGTCAACAACTTCTGTGAGCGGCAAGAGTATTTCAACATCATGCGTGCCAAGATCGACCACATCAATATTGAACTGAACGGCGCTTGATGCTGCCTCATGATCAAGCAGCAGCTCCGGCTGATATTGGCGTAGCCAGAGCGTGACAGGCAGGAAGAGCTGCTCAGGCGCTCCGCGATATTCAAGATAGAACAAGCGCAGATCATAGCGATATTCCCAGCCCAAATTGGGGCCATGCCATGACACGATGCGCCCTTTTTCGATGTGCAGGCTCAAGGCTTCCGGGTTCCGCTTAAGCTCCGGCAGAGCATCGGTCAGGAATCCGCGCAGGATGTCATGTTTGCGCATTGCTCAGTCCCACAGCTTCACGATATCGCGTTGCTGGACAGAGGGCGTCACCGGTACGGGCAATATGACCTCCATGCCTTCGGGCAGCACAGCGCCGATGTCGGCCAGCTCGCGGTTCAGCTCCAGTGCCTGTTCTACAATGCCCGCCGTCTGGCCCAGCATGCGCCAGCACAGCCCGTCGAGCGTTTCGCCTTGCTCAGCAGTGGCAGCAAAGGTGCTCATCAGATCAGCTCCACAGTGGTGCGGCCAAGGCCCTTAATATCACGAATGGCATGCACTGCATTGCGCCGGTGATCGTCTGCGCGCATGTCCATCTCTGGTGCGCGGCTCTGGCCGGTTCCTGTTGCGGTAACGTCACGGTGCGTCTCAAGCAAATCAGCAGCGGCATAAGCATAGACAGCGCGGCGAAAGATCAACGCAAGGCGGTTTTCCCCACCAATCTGTACATCAGAAACAGAAACCAGCGTCGCATTACCGTCGGCCTCTCGTGATGCGCGCCATAGGCTAAGGTCACGGTCGACTGATATGACTGCGCCGAGCAGCGCATCGCTGACGCGGTCATCGGGTATCGCGGTGCCGCCGATGCGCATGGCGTTTCGAAAATCATTAATGTCAATATCCGGCCAGAACGGGCCACAGGAGAGCGTTTGACCGTCTGGGGTGGCGGGCGGTGCCGGGGAGGATGAAAATCCGCTCATATGTCCTCCTGCCTGAAATTACGAGGGGTGGGGATCGGGATCATTGGCGAGCGGGTAATCCCTGCCTTGATCCGTCACCGCCCCCCGGCGCGGGTGCGCGAGCTTTATTCGGTCTGTGGAAGCTCTTCAAAGACAAGAGATCGGGTGTCGGTGATATAAAATTCACGTTCAGCGTGAGCTGGCACAGTTTCGCTTTCAGTGTGGAGGACGCCTCTATCTTCTGTTTGGTATGCATCAGTAGTGCTGACACGAACCGGCCAATCATGCGTTTTCAATGTGACAGTCGTTGTCATTCCGATTTCTCCTGATCTAGCGCAGGCTTTTCCGCCTCGCTCTTTCTGAGCGCCGCCTCAAGCCGTTCAATTTCCTTTTTCACGCCGATATTCTTGTCGAGCTTCAGCGCGCGCTTCAGATACTCATGAGCCGCGCGGCGTGCGCTGACCCCGGCACCGGCCATAAAATCATCACTGCCAGCGTCATAGACATCGGCTGTCTTCTTCATGAGCAGGCCGAGCGCCTTATACAGCTTGGCTGTCACCTGGTCGGGCATGTCCTGATCGGCTGTCATTTCTTCAAGCCGCAACAATATGTCGCGCTCGAAGAGCTTTTCAGCATCGTCATGGGCCAGCGCGGCCTGTGCGATTTCTTCGGTCACGACAGTCGCTGCAGCGCGCTTGAAGCGTTCGGGCATGCGCAGGCCATGGCGCAGCACATGCTCCGCCATGTCCAGCGCCGCCTCATATTCGCCAATGTCGATATGCCAGAGCATCAATGTTGACAGAATTTCATCCTGCACCGCCTTGCCTGTTTCCTGTGCAGCAGCGAGGGTGGCCGAAATATGCGGATGATATTGCTCTACCATCGCACGTTTTGCCTCGATTTTCTTTTCGGTGGACTGGATTTCAGAAAGACGCTTCAAATCCTCGCCCAAAGCGGCGAGCAACAGCTCATATTCACTGGCTTCCGGCCCGTTGTCGGGGCGCTCCGGCGCAAGCCCCTCACGGCCCGCGCGTTCGACTGCAATCCGGGCGAGCTTCATCTGTCTGGTACGGCGGGCAGGGCTAAGCGTCATGGTCTCCAACCTTTTATGTTCATCGCTGGTCAGGCGTTTGGGGAGGCAGCGTGCGCCGCCTCCCCGGTGCGACCGTCATGGGCGGTGGTTATGCTGCTTTATATTCAACATTCTCGATCAGGCAGGCGAAGTCATAATCCTCAATCACATAGGCGTCGTTAGATGACTGATAGTCGACCACACGGTCATATTCCGGTTCATCCTTGACATGGCGGCGCCGCTTTCCTTCCTGTTCATAAACAGAGAGGTTGTCGTGCCGCGTGACAAAAATTGTACCCTGGGGCATATAAGGCGGCGTCTCTGCCGGGCGGCGACCAAGGCGTTTTGTCGACATAATCGTGTCGCGCGCCATCTGCTCTGTCGGGTCGATGGCCTGATTTATGAGCGGGAAATATTTATCATCAAGCAAGTCCCAGCTCACAAAGCAGGTCAGCCCGGTATCATTGCGCGCCCAGCTCGGCAGCATCGCATTGACCGCGTCATACACCAGAGCATCCAGCGTCGAATAATCACCTGCAGGGCCATAGGTGACCTTGCCTGCCTCTACGCCTCCGGCTACTTCATCGAGTACATGTGTAGACTTGTCAGTGCGCAAATTCTGCAACCATCCGAGATTGACGTCTTCCAGATTAGGATTGGCCACAAGGTCGCTGTCCGCTGCCCAACTCGTTCCATTGAAGCCGATCATGATAGTATCGAGCGCCTGACGCTGAACAATATGGTTCTGAATGCGCAGCTCAAAGTCCTTGAACTTCGCCCACATATCCAGCTTGTCATAGTCCAGCTTCGTGTCCTGATTGTTTTTCCGGCAGCGATAGCCGAACTCATCAAGGCCGGTCGGGTCTTTGGGTTCACGGCGGGCGTCGGGCTGGCTCGTGTCGGTGTTGGATGTGATTGGCGAGCCGATGCCAAGGCCAACCTTTTTCGCTTCCATTTCCGGCACGGTGATGAAGTTGACTTTGTTAAGAAACTCCTGCGACTCGTGTTTTCGGTCTACAAGCCTTTGCTGAACGGTCGGGTCAACATTGAAGCGTGTAGCGACAGTGCCTACCATGTTCATCTCCGCGATATTCTCGCAGAAGGCGTTGAAGAGTTCGCGGGTTTCGTTACGCATTTTAGGCTCCGGTGGTCAAAAGGGCGAGCGAGATGTTTTTATGGCGCTGTCAGCAGTCAGCGCGCGCGCGGTCGTCTGCACCAGCGCTTGGTCCACGGCGGGAGTATGACCGCGCCGGAGCAGCTTCGAGATCGTCTTTCAATGACTTGATCTCGGTGCGAAAGCCCGCCAGCGCTGTGCTGGTCGCATCGCTGTGCGCCTTGAAGGCTGCGCCCAGCTTTTCGGTGAATTCAACCATCATCGCGGCGAAAGAGGTCATGTCTGCGCTGGCTTGCGCCGGTTTTTCCTCCGGCTTCGGCGCTGGATCTTCCTGCTTGGGAGCGGAAAGGCCCGTAAAGAAGGTTTTCAGGCCCGAAATAAAGCTGGTGACTTCGGCGTCGGCATCATTTGCAGCACCGTCTTCTGCAAATTCGAGCGTAATTTCTTCAGTATATAGGATATTGTCCTTGCGTTTTGCATCGCGCGAAAACTCCAGCAGCTCAGTGCCAAGCGATGCCGGGCTGTCTGTCAGCGCTACCCCATAAAGATACGCTTTGTTGGTTCCGGCAAAATTGGGAACGATTTCTATGCTGGAAAAGAGCTTCTGACCGGCCTTGTTGATTTCCTTGGCTTGGTCGTTGACATCGAAAGATGCAAACAGCGCGAGGCGCTTCTCTGTCTTTCCGCCAATGCTCAGCTCGATTTTTTCAGCTTTCACCGCAGCGACCGAGCCATAGCTGTTGAAGGGCTTGTCAGGAGAATATCCGCGCAGATGCTCGCAGTTGATCCGGGCCGTGTAGGTTTGAGTGTTGTAGGTGTCAGCCATTTGCTGGATCATGTCACCATCAATGGTTCGGCCATCGACCGTAGCCCCCTCAACAGCGACACGAAAAAATTTTGTCTTGGGCATAGCGCGCGGCTCCTGAAACTGATCTGTCAAGCGTGTTGCTGTCATTCGCGCGGCAGAAGCGCCTTTGAGCAATGATATAGAGTTGTTTTGCATCGCAAAACAAGCCGAGGGCCGCGTCCATAATCAAGGCTAAGACCAGTATCTCCGGCCATGACCGCGCCCGTTCCACCTGCCATCCCTTACGACACCAAAAGAATAGCTCGTGGCTATTATTGGCGCGGTTGGGGCGTGACGGAGATCGCGCAGGAACTGAACCTCAATCGCTCTACCGTTCAAAGTTGGAAAGACCGCGATGGCTGGGATGATGATCCGATTATCCGGCGCGTCGAAGACGCCTGCGAAATGCGGCTCAACCAGCTTATTTTCAAGGAAAAGAAGAGCGGAACGGATTTCAAGGAAATCGACCTCCTCGGGCGGCAGATCGAGCGCATGGCGCGCGTCCGCCGCTACGAGGCGGAAGGCGGGCATGAAGGCGATCTCAACCCCAAGGTCGCCAATCGGAACAAGGGCGAGAAAAAGCGCAAGCCGAAAAATCTGATTACGCATGAAGAATATCTGCAGCTCAAAGAGGCGTTTCTCTCAAACCTCTATGAGCATCAGGAAACTTGGTGGCGCAATGTGTCATTGCGCACCCGCATGCTGCTCAAGTCACGCCAAATCGGCGCGACCTTCTATTTCGCGCGCGAGGCATTCATCCGCGCCTTGGAGAGCGGCAACAATCAGATTTTCATATCCGCAAGCCGTTCTCAGGCCAATATCTTCCGCCAATATATCATCGAATTCGTCTTTGAGGTGCTGGGAAAGCAGCTTTCCGGCGATCCCATGGTGGTGCACCGGACGGATAAGGACGGCGAAACCCTTCCACCGGCTACATTCTATTTTCTCGGCACCAATTATCGCACGGCCCAAGGCTATCATGGCGATGTCTATATTGACGAATGCTTTTGGATTTATGGCTTTGACCAGATCAACAAGGTCGCCTCGGCCATCGCCACCCAAAAGGGCTATCATAAAACCTATTTCTCCACGCCATCGACGATCAACCATGAAGCGTATCCCATGTGGTCCGGCGAGCGCTTCAACAAGCGCCGTGCCAAGCAGGACCGCGTTCAGATCGACATCGGCGACAAGGCGCTGAAAGATGGCGCGCTAGGCGCGGACGGCATATGGCGGCAGATTGTCACGCTCGATGACGCGATTGCGCTGGGCTATGATCTGATTGATCGCGATGAGGTTCTTCTCGAATATTCGGTCGATGAATTCGACAATCTCTATCTCTGCCAGTTTGTCGACGACAGCCAGTCCAGCTTTCCCCTTTCGCTCGTCCGCCCGTGCATGGTCGATAGCTGGGATGTCTGGAAAGACGTCATGCCCTATTCGCTGCGCCCCTTTGGCGATGGCGAGGTGTGGATCGGTTATGATCCGGCAGAAAGTGAAGATGGCGACACGGCAAGCTGCGTTGTTGTCGCGCCGCCGCAGGGTAAAAATGGAAAATTCCGGGTGCTCGAAAAGCTGCAATGGCGCGGCAAGGACTTCGAGGCGCAGGCAGCGGAAATCAAGCGGCTCACCAAAAAATATCGTGTCGCGGAAATCGCGATCGATGCCAATGGCATGGGTGCCGCTGTGCATCAGCTCGTGGTCAAATTCTTCCCGCGCGCGCGGCGCATGGACTATACGCCTCTCGGCAAAAGCTTGATGGTCTTGAAGGCCAAAAACGTCTTTTCCAACCGGCGCATCGAGTTTGACAGCGGATGGACCGACCTTGCCCGCGCGCTCATGTCTATTCACCCAAAGCTGACCAAGAACCAGCAGCAAATCACCTATGTCGCGCGCCGCT